CCCTGAGAGGCCGCTGAGATGCCTGTGCGGCTCTCCTTGATGGAATCCACATAATCCATAAGTGGACGCACCTCACTGCCCACGCCAGCGCCAGTAATGGCCTGTAACATGCCCGGTTGCCGGACGCGGATCACGCCGCCGGGTGTGGCTGAGAGTAAGTCGTCAAGATTGACCTGCCCCTCAACCGCTGCAACGCGCGGCATGCTGGAGGAATAGACGCTGTCAAGGTACTGACGCATCAGCGTGGTCTTAATGACCTGCAAGTCCTCTGTCATGTCGTAGATGCTGCGCCCGACCAGTCGGTGCGGCATCAGGATCGGCGTGACGACTGCAAACGGGATGTGGTCGAATGGCTCGTTGTGCAGAATGTGTGAGCCGTTGTTTCCAATCGCGCAGATTCGGCGGCGCTCGGCAATGCCGTCGCCGTCGTAGTCAATATTGGCGATGCACTCGTAATACATCACCTCGCGCAGCGCGGGGTCAGCCGAATCAGTGCTGGTGGCGGCCTCTAGGTCTTGGAAGCGGCTGGTGCGCTCGCGGTCAACGTCTAAATCGCCAGAGCCAGCGTGTGCCAGAACCTCGTCCTTGTCGTACCCCATAGCCACAAGGTCTGAGACGGTCATAGTCGTGCGGTGCGCGATAAAGTTGGCGTCCTCTAGGCTCTCAGCGCGGCGAGAGACCAGAAACTCCTCTGGCGGCACGTTAATGACCTTAACGCGGCCAGAGCGGCGCGTGACCCTCACTGAGAGGTCGTATTCGCTGGCGAGCGGGATCATCATGCCGTCGTCCGACATTATCGTCTCGGTCACGGTCTCTTCCTGAGACACAACCTCAACGTCGGGGTCGTTGAGCAGCATCACAAGCTCGTCTTCGTTCAGGCCGTTATATTCCTCTTCGTTGACCTCTTCGGTCTCGTCCCAGAAATATTTCAAGACGCCGAGGCGGAACATCAGCCCGTCCTTGAACCAGTCGTGCATCAGGCGGTAGCCGGGGTTGTCGTGATTGATGACAAAGTTGGCCATATCGGTGGCCTGTTCCGCAGCCTTGACATCCTCGGCAGTGCGCGGCGCAAACCGTACATACTGGTCATTTGATGTAAAGACCCTCATCAGCGAGGGCATAATTTGCTCGACTGTATCCGCAAAGGTGGTGTCAACAACAGACGACTTGCCAGCCTGTTCGTTTCCGAGCGGCTCGCCAAGGTAAAAGTCGATGGCGCGTAGCCGCTCCTGAGTGTATTCGCTGTCGAAGTGGTTCAGCGAGTCCTCAATCTCTGAGGTCACGATGCTGCGAAGCTGGTAGTCGTCCATTTTGTTGGCCATTGTGCCCTCTAGTCGTTTGATGCGTACTTGCCCAACATTGTGTTGTGGCCCTGCTTGCGGCGCGGTGAACGCGCTGGCGGGGTCACCGCGCCGCGCATTGGGTTGCCGCCAGCCTCGTTAACGTCACCCGGCATTACCTTGCGGCGAGGCGGAAGGGGCATTGGCGGGGTTACTGTTGATTTTTTGCCGTACATCATTTTTTGACTTTCTTCGCAATGCGTTTGAATGTTGATGATGGTTCGGGCTTTGATGTCATCGCTGGCCCTCTTGTGGTGTTGACGTGCAAAGGTGGCGGGGTGATCTTTTGTGCCACAATTTGGTCGTTTTTGCCTTGAATGCAGCGCTGCATGTTCTCGCAACGGCCACGGTAGGGGCAGTTGTCACAAATCTTCATCTATTTTTTCCTTTTCGCAATACTCATAAAACTGCTCAACAGTTAAGAGCGGGTACAAATCGTGTTCCTCACAATAATCAAAAACATCCTGATATGAACCATTTTTCGGCCAGTCTGTATCGCTCATATTGCGACCCCTTTCTTCTTTTTTGCTGTTTTTGCAGATTTCTTAAACGCAGCCGCAGTCGGTGCGCCCTTTTCTCCGACCTTTCTCATCTTCTCGCCAGAGCCAGCGGCGATGCGATTTTTCTTTGCTTGGATGTTTGCGTATAGACCTTTTGGCATTTTACGACCCCTTTTTCCATTTCTTAGACGGTGACTTGGTCTTTTGTGGGTTCCACTTGACCTTCGCCGCCCAATATGCCGCAGACAGTTTGCCCTTGGCTATGTTCTTTGCGTGACGGCTCTCAAACGCTTTGCGCTGACCAACCGTCTGATTTGTCTTTACGCCCTGCTGCCCAAAGCGAATAACCTTAACAACGTCGCCCACCTTCGCCACGACCACATGCGACTTGGTCGGGTGGCTGGGGGTGCGCTTCGGCATATTGTAACCCTGAACGCCATATTTAGCTAGGCGCGGGTCTTTAGGTGCGCTTGGGGCCATTATTTTTACCTTTTATATCATTCTGATATTGTGTATAATCTGCGCCTAACAAGGGAGACGCAATATGTTTGAACTAACGCCAGAGATGCACCGCGAAAGAATCATGCGGCGAGTAATGGACTTAACGGACCTAGCCATAAAGGACGCCGAGGAGCTGGATGAAATTATTTGTGATGCTATTGGCATTGACACCAACCAAAGCCCTCCGTTTTTTCTTTTATCTGCCCAAGAGTGAGTTTTGCATCAAGTTGTCAATCATCTGCTGGTCAACAAACTGTGTTGGAAGCTGTCGGTCCTGAGCATATTTTATGTTTTGTGGGGTCAGGAGTTCGCCTCTTTTGTTAAGCTGAGTAGATAAAGGCCCAAAAGAACTAGGGAAAAATGTTCCTTGTGGGGCAAGGGCATCTAACAGACCGCCCAAGTAACCACCCGATTGATTGGGCACATTCCCAGCCCTTAGTTGCCCGCTGTATGTGGTGTGGGGGAACTGAGGGCTGTCTATCACAGGGTTGTTAACATCCAAAAGACCAAAAGACACGCCCTCAGAAAATGTTGGGGTGTCATATAGTTTTGGCTCTGTTACGGCTCGGCGGACTGCGCCTATGTTCGGGAAGCCCGCCTTTTTAGCGTCTTTCATATCCATCAAGCGAATAAATTGTTTCCTGACCTCCCCTGTGGCGCTGTCCAGATAATCCTCAAGATTGTCTGCATCAACACCCGGAAAGTCCTCGTCAACTTTCTGCATAGCCTCGTCAAAAGATTTTTTCGCCTTGGCGTCAATCTTCATGTTGGGGAGCATTCGGGAGACAATTTTTGTCGGCATAGTAGAATGGTCAATAGCGTCAATGCCCATAACAGCATTCACGCCGACAACATCTGCGCCGCCAGCTTCATCTGATGCTTTTTGGGCTTTGTTTGCCATTTTTGTGACAACACCCTGTAGGCTTGCCCACAAAGCGTCATCGCCCTGAGCGGCTGGGCCGCGCATGAAACCCGCGCCACCTTCTAGTGTGACTGGGCTGGTCAATTCTACGCCATCCACAGAGCGGACATCTCCGCCGATAGCGCTCCGGTCGGTGAAGAACGGCATAAGCACCTTGCCCTGCAAACCCTCTATATCCAACTTGCGCTCAGGCATTAAAAGGCCGGATGTGTCATCAATAACCATAGGGGTGTCTTCAATGCGATATGGCATCTCAGTTTTAGAGTATTCCATAGGGTCTTTTTCAGCCTTGGTCAAACGCCCACCAGCAGCGCCAAGCACGTTGTCGCCAGCCCGCATAGCGCCGATGGAGCCGCCCAATAGGTATTCCATAGGCAGCAGGGGGTTTGCCTCAACAACCTCGCCCTCTGGCGTCACAAGCCCAGCGGCACCCTGCGGGGTCTGCGTCATTGCGGTGTAATAGTCATCTATCTGACCCGCCAGAGCGCCGGGCACAGCCTTCGCGCCCTCGACAAGCATCTCGCGCTCTTCCTCGCCGCCAGTCATCAGACCGCCGAGATAGTCAGCAACAGAGGACGCGGCGCGGTAGGCTGGCATGTACTCAATGCCCGTCTCAGGCTCACCATACACGGCTGGCGTGGTGACGGGGTACATCAGGCCATCCATCTCCTCAAAGCGCGTCTGTGAGGGGCTGACGATCTCCCGCCGCGTGGGTGTGAATGCGTCCAGAAGGCCAGCGATGTCAAATAGACCGGGGGTGCGCCCGTAATCGTATCCCGTGGGGCCAGTTATCGGCGCTATTCTGTCAACCATCTAAACAATCCAGTTCGTTGCGGGATTTAATTTGCGGCTGCTATTATAACCCTTTGACCAGCCTCCAGCAACCGCCCCATTCCCAGCGAATGTCAGCACAAAGGCATCGGCAACGTCAGGGCTGCGCTGGCCGCGTTTCTTCATCTCGTCCTTGCTCTCGACCTTCAGCTTGCCAGTGCTGAGATATTTATACCGAATCCCCGTGATTTCCGCGATCAGCGTGTCGTCCTGCGGCATGTGGCAGTCACGCGCCTCAAACCACTCGCGGGCACTCCAGAACAACTCGTCGCGCAGCTTATTAAACCGATCCTTCATGCTGGGGCTTTCAGACACCGCAACAGCCACGGCGGGCAGGTCTAGCTCGCGCAGACGGTCCGCCAAGCCCGCGCCAAGGCCAATCGCGTCCACATAGATCGCGTGGGGCCGCATTCGATACGGCACGGCGTCATATTCGGCCAGTATGATGCCCGCCAACTCCATCAGGTCCTTGCCCTGCCACGTCTTAATCGGCTCAACGACGACGTTGCCTTGGCGCTTGCACAGCGCGGACCTGTCGCCGCCATAGCGGGCCACGTCCAAGCCCCACTCGACGGGGGTGGTGGGTCCGGCCTCAACGTCCCTGCGCGTGGCCTCCTCGACCAAATGCAGCGGCACCAGCACGTCGTCCGACTGCGTGGGAAACTCACCCAAGACACGCACCCTGAACACGTTGCTGTCCTCGCCGTATTTCTCCGCCATATCACCGATAAACTTGGGGTCAACGTAGTCACCCTGATGGCACGACACAGTGACGCAGTGCCAGCGCTCACGGTCAGAATGAAATGCGTCGTAAAAATAACCGTCGGATCGGGTGGGGTTGCCGCACATCACAATTTTCGCGCCGGGGGTGGACAGCGCACCCGACGCAGTCTCGAATATGACGTTGGGGACGCCCGACGCCTCCTCGACCAGAAACAGCATGTTCGGCGAGTGAAAGCCCGCAAGCGCCTCTGGGTTCTCGCGGCGGCTGGTACGCGCCACGGCGAAGCTGTCGGGCGCCCCCTTGAGGGATATCTTGTCAGCCTTAAATTCGAGCAGGTCCTTGAACGGCTGCGGCATGTTCCGCGCCCAGCGGTCAATTTCGGTCCAAAGCACATCCGATAGCTGGTGTGCGCTGTTGGCGGTGACCGCAGTCTTGGTGGGGTAGCGGGTCAGGAGCCACCAGAGGACGAGCCACGACTCAAACGCGGTCTTTCCGACACCGTGGCCCGACTTGATGGCGACCTTGTCGTGCTTGGCAATGGCGTCTAGCGCGTCTCGCTGCCATTTCTGTGGCGTGGCTTGCAGGACCGTCTCAACGAACAGGGCGGGGTCGTCCCGCAAAATGGTGATGGTGTCGGCAGATAGGGGGGATTGGGTCATATGGGGGTCCACAGGTCAGAGATTTTGAGAGGGGGGTATATATTTATTCCCGCCCCGCCGCGTGTGCGATACGGGGGGGGTCTGTGTTTCACGGCAATGTTTCACGTTTTGTCGCATAATGTCCATTATGCGTTTACTGGACGCAATAAAAACAATGACTTAGCCGTGGAACAATATATCATCGCTGTTATGTCGTGTCTGCGACAGGTTTGTTAACCTTTTTCTTGTTAACCTTTGGCTTGTGTGCGCGTAGCGGTTGCGCTTGTGTGTCCTTCTCGTCCTCATGCTCTATCACGTTTGCCCGCTTCATCTCTATTGCTTGGTTAACCTGCTGCAAAACCTTGATATAATCCTCGCTCGGCGACGCCTTAACGTCTATCTGCGCCTTGTCGCCATACACGTTTGGCGTCATCCGCGCTGAGCGCCACTTGATGTTATCCGACAGTGTCCGATGCGCTGACTCAGTGATAAACCCCTTGAGCAGCATGTCGTCAAGCTCATCCAGCCTATCCGCATAGACCTGACCGCGCGACTCTAACGCCGTGCGATACTTGTCCATCATCGTTTGATCCTTAACGAACCGACGCCAGACGGTTGACCACGCTGGCATGTCATCGTCTTTGCTGACGCTGCTGCCAGAACGCCCCTCAGCCACACGCTCGAAAAACTCGTCAAAGACGTTGTCGGGTATCTTATGCGCTACCATCAAAGTCGTCCTCCTCAAAAGTCAAAAAGAACATCGGCTCATCCGTTATCTCAAGCAGGACGCCGTGGCAGACGTGGCAAATGATCTTCTGGCTCTCCTCAAACACAACGCCCTGCGTGTCCCTCTCGCAGTGGTCACACACCACCGATGCCTCTTCACTAAAGAACCGCACCCTATCCTTACGCTTAAACTCCAAGATATCACCCATCAACGTCAACACACTCCGCCGCGCAAGCCATATAACCCGCAGCGTCCACATAATTATCATGATGAAACGGGTTGCTCTTGGCTCTGGCCGCCTTCAGCAGAGCCATCATGACCCCGACATCCTGCGGCTCAACATTGCAATCCAAGTGCGCCGACCAGTATTTGGCGATCAGCCTAAAATTGTCCTCCATCTCGCCGTGGTCGGCGGCGCGGTCCTTAGTCACGCACTGCTTCGCCTCATCTAGCACCTCAGCCCTCTTCATCTTTTAATTTCCTCTCTGTAATCACTAGCCCGCAGACGATGCACTGCGCCTCGTCTTTTGCCCGCTTCTTTGTCTCGCTGCGGCAGCTTGGGCAACGCCCGCTGTCTATCCGCCGCTGCATCTCACCGTCGCCCTGCTCAATCATAACCAGTCACCCGAATGTTTGATATGCCTAACCTGATTGCTTATACGTTTTCTTGGCGCTGGGCCAGAGGCGCCCTTTGGCTCGTCAACCTCAAGCACACTGAGCGGCTCACCCTTGCCGTCTGTCTCAATAGGCCACACCTCCAGCCTGACGCCACGTCTGGTGCGCTGTATGTGTACCGAAAGGTCCCTCACATCTACCCACCCATCAGAGCAATTCATCACATACTGCTTGTCCTTGTAAAGCAGCGGCCTGTCGTCGTTACTAATACCCATCATCATCTCCCGTTTCTAAAATGGTATCTCGTCGTTTAGTTCCTTTTCAAGCGGCGTGGGCTTGCGCTTTGCCATGCCGACCACCTCAGCACCCTCGAACACCGCCTTCACCCTCTCAGCGGCCCTGCCAGCCTCGTCTGATCGCCATTGCTGCACGATCCTGCCAACCTCAGCGACGCAGTACACGCAGTCATAACTTCCGCCGCGCTGGACGTTGGCTATTTCTGCCGCATCCCTGACAATCGCCATCACACCGCCGTCTGGCAACTCACACTCCCAGCGGTCACCCGTCAGCGGCTTTGCGCCAAGCTCAATGGCGCGGGCCTCTAATACGCCGCATGCCCGAATGGTCACCTCCACCGCATGCTCTAAATCCGGCCCCGACCCCCTCTCAATCGCCGCATTCAATTTATCCCACTGCTGCCACCAGCGCTCACGCATTTCCGCATCAACTAAATCGGGTAATCGGTCAATGCCCCATTTCGCCTCATACCCCCTGACGACCCTGTCGTATTCCTGCAACGCCGCCTGACACTTTCTCGCGTCTCTCTCGTTTGGGTAATACCTCAGGTCCAAACCCTTTTTCGCTTTCGCTGGTCTCTTTCTAACCGCCACAATCACCTCCTCTAACAAAATACTGATACGGCCAATACGGCGATACGGTCCCTATAGGGGGACCGTACCGTACCGCACCGATACGGTTTTCCGTATCGATACGGTTGATACGGGAATTGATGTCTTAACTGTTTGTTTTATAACGATAGGCGTCTCAACACGTTTCCCGTATCGTGTTCTACTATACGCCATTAGCCAAAAACCCAAACTAGAACAATTCCCGTATCGGCGGCACACGCCACCGCACCGCCCCTATAACTCGCCTAACTCTTTGTTAATCCAGCAAATACCGTCTGAAATAACCACAAAACCGCCATCCACTAGCACATCACGCGCTGTCTTGCGTGTCGACGTGTGTGTGTCTGGACAGTCACGCTCATGCGCCTTGTGCCACTCGCCAATCGGCACCCTGACACCGCGCTCTGCACACAGGTTTTGCAACGCCGTCAGCGCCCTCTGCTGGCTCGCCGCCATTGGCCTCTTACGCTTTGGTGCATCCAGCGGTGCGTCCGTTCGCTCCAGAACAACCGACGTTTCGGTGACGCCAACCTGAACGCTAACCATATTGAAGTTCATCTCGTCGATAGGCTCTGCGTCCTTCTGCTTGTCCACCTTGATCGTGACCACGTCGTCGAGCTTGCCCACGACAATGCTAGTATCTAGCGCGCCAAGCAGCGCGTTGCTGCCTCTGGCCCCCCTGCTAGTGTCCTTGCCAGAGTGATGCACCGCCAGCATTGTGCCGCCAGCCACCTCACGCACCCTGTCACAAGCCTGAACGAAAGTGCCAACCGCCTGCGCCGCATTCTCATCAGCGCCGGGGATTGATCTGGCGACGGTGTCAATTATCACCATCGCCCACTGCCGACCCATCTCCTCAACCGTCAGGATGAGCCGCGCCACGTCCTCCTCGTCCATCATATTGACCGCCGTCGGCAGCAGGTACATCTCAGGGCGCACCCTGAGGCCGTGGTGCATTGACCACGCCCGCCACCTCTTAGAAAAACCCCCCATACCCTCTCCGGCGATATAAAGCACTGGACCCTGCTTGACCTTCTTGCCCTGCCAGTCCACGCCGTGCGCCACACTCAGCGCCATATCAATCGCCATAAAAGACTTGCCGCTGCCGGGCGCGCCGTAGATCATCGCAAAGCTGCGCTCAGGGATTAGGTCGTCAATCAAAAACTCAACTGGCGGCATCGACCACACCGCGTCCTGATCCAGCAGCTTATACGGCTTCAACGCCCCGTCGTCCTCGGCCTCCAGAGCCTCGTCAGCGGCGTCTGCCTCGTCCGGCGCACTAACCAGTGCCGGAGTGGCCTTGACCGCCTCCATAAGCGCCGCAACTGTGCCACCCTTGAACAGCCAGTCCACGACATCACCCTTGTCCGGCAGCCCGTCAAGCTCGACGCGCTTGACCGCCTTTGCGCGGCCCCAGATGGAGCGCACCACCTGATCGGCGTGGCGCTCACCCGCATTGTCGTTGTCGGGCAGCACAATCACGTTCCGCCCCTCAAAATATGGCGACAATGTGTCTGACCACTTGCCAGCGCCGCCGTGCGACGTTGTCGCCACTAGGCCCAGCTTTATAAGCCTGTCTGCCGCCCGCTCACCCTCGACGATAAACACTGGCGCGTCCGGCTGCTTCAGTATGCCCAGCAAATTGTACGGCAACGGCTCAACGTCGTTCATATTCCACAGGAACCCGCCCTTGCCGTCAGGGCGACGCTGCCTAAAAGACTTTGGCTGGTAACGCACCACCTGATAGGACATTTCACCGTCGGCATTATAATATTCGTATATATTGGTTATCACCTTGGCGACTGGCCTCAGCGAATCTGCGGTCTGCTTGTTAATGCCAAACTCGCGCATCAGCACATCACTGACGCTGCCAGTGATCGTCTGCTTGCCGTACAACCTGACGATGTCGATTGTCCCGCCGCCGTGGTTTTCTTCAAAATCATAAAAGACGCCGCGCTGCACGTCCAATTCCTTGGACCCAGCGTTGCCCCACCGCAGCATGCCCTTTTTGGACAGCTTTGGGTTTGGCTCACCCCAATAGTGACGGGCGATCCTCTCGGCGTGTGCCGCAATATTTTGTGTCATAGCAAATTTCCCTTTTGCCAACCCTTTTGAAGAGGCGTTGGCGGCGGGGGGAAAGGGAGGAAAACCCCCGCCGCCAACTACTGCGCTAGAACAGGTCAGCGCCAGCCGAGTTGGCTGGTGGGGCCGAGGCGGCGCTTAACGCTGGCTCCGGCACAGATGGTGATGGTACTGCATCTGCCGATTGGGCGCCAGATGTCATCACCGAGCGGTCAACCCACTGCACAATGTTCCACTTTGGAACCTTGAACCTTAGCTCACCTTGAGGCGTGTTGATCTTGACCACCTCAGTCTCTGAGATTTCGACCACTGGCACTTTGCCGTGGTTCTGAGTAAGCGCTGACTCAAACTGGTTGTGCAGGTCGTCCATTGTCCGCAGAACCGTCTTTGCTGAGTGCGAAAACTCGCGCAGGCCCAGTTCTTTGTTTTTGATTCTGACGCGGAAGCACGGCTTGAACGCTGGCTTTCCAGCCTGATCCAAGTCAGGCGGGCACACTGGGCGTGGCTCGCCAATCTTTGCGACGCGAAAGTCTGGCGCACCAGAGGCAAAGCTCAAAAAGCCGACCTCAATGTTTTCCAAATCCATAATGAATTGGGCAGGGAGAGGAACCTCGCTCTCGTCCTTTGTCCACATCCCGTCCGGCGCTTGGAACCGATCCTGCCGGATCAAGTCACCGCCCTTTGCGTCCCATTTAATGATAGGTAAAATATCTCCGCCGCCTCCGGCAGACTCTGCGAATCCTAGTGCCATCATTAAATGGGACGCAAAGGGCGGTGACTTGATCC